AAGGCGGCGATGTTGACTACACGCTGGGCGCTGAGGTCATTACTGACACGCTTGCGCATACTGGTAGATTTAACCATATTGATTTTTATGAAAATACTCATATTGATACAATTGTTAGCACTAACATAACGGGTAACACATTAAATGGTGAGACATTTCCGGCAGGTTCTGAAATTCGTGGTGTGTTTACTAGCATTAAATTACAAAATGGCGCTTGCATCGCCTATAAGATATGAGCCTTTCCAGCCCGTTACGTAAGGTTGCTAGTAAGTTGATGGCTAAATTTGGCGGTGCGGTAACTATTCGCCGTATTACAATGGGTTCTTATAGCACAACTAATGGCACTGCGGCTGAAACTGCTGCTGATACCATAGTGCGTGGTGTGCTAGAGGACGTTAATTTACGTGAAGTAAACGATTTAATTCAAGCTGGTGATAAGCGGTTAACGATTGCAGCAGCAGATGTTGCAAATGCACCAACACCAGCAGATAAAGTGTTAATTTCATCGGTAGTACATCAAATAATTAGCGTTACAACAACTGAGCAAGATAATATAGCGATAACCTATGAGTTAATTTTGAGGGCATAATGGTAGGTACTATTCGGTTAAACCAGATTGGTGATTATGCCAACAACCAAATGGAAAAGTTATTGCGTGCAGCAGTATTAGAAACTGATAGTTTATTAAAACAAGCAAGTCCAGTTGATACTGGTAGGTTTCGTGCTAGCTGGCAGGTAGGTGAAAATGCAGCATCAGGTGGCATAAAACCACCAGGTACATATACAGTCACACCAGCATTAGACCGCCTTGGCTATCAGCAGGAAAAAATCGGTAACGTTTACAGTGTCCATAACAATTTGCCTTATGCGGAGCGATTGGCAGCAGTGCCGCCATATAGCAAAAAAACACAACCAGGCTGGGTGCAGGGCATAGCTAAAGATGTCCAAGGCAGAGTGCAAATTGCTGCTGCACGTATTGGTCGAGAATCATGAGCAGCACTTACAACAACATCCGCGCTGCAATTGAAGGTCGTATTGCTACAGAAATGGCAATTGCACCGGTTTATCCGGTCAGCTATCAAAACGTACCATTTACGCCACCCAGTAATACACCATGGCTACAGGCATTCATCCGCTTTGGCGATAATGCATATGCAACGCTGCTACCTACAGGTGGCGTAGGCTTTAACCGTCAAAATGGTGTGCTAGTGGTGAATATATTTACGCCCATCGGTGTTGGCGCAGCAGCAAACTATACCATTGCTGAACGGATCAAGGATTTATTTGATCGCGCTAAATTCTCAAGCATTATATTTGATGCCGCTTCAGGGCCAGCAGTTGTAACACCCGCATCACCCGAACCATATTTTCAAACACAGCTAACCGCAACTTTTGAAGCTTACTTGGATTGACGCTATACTAAAAGAAGCCAATCATCTGCTAAATCAATGGCCGTTACCGTTCTTTCCGGCACTTCAGGTGCTCTGTACTACAAACCCGCTGGCACCATTGGTGATTTTGGCGAGACTAGCGTGAGCGTTGCTAATGACGAAATCACCACTAAAACGTACTTGAATTTTAAAGTTGGTGATCCAGTTAAATTTCGTGTTGTAAACAGCCAAACAGGTGCGGCTGGTTCCGGCACACTACCAGCACCGATTAGTTCAGCCACTACTTATTATGTATTAAGTTATGCTGCTGCCACTGGCATAATGACCGTATCAACCACTCCTGGCGGCACCATTCTTCCTATCACCGATGATGGCACTATTGCGGCACCGAATGAATTTGAGGTTTATTACGCTGATTATGCAGCAGTCGGCCAAGTGCAAAACTGGAGCTTTGAGATCAGCCGCGCTGAAATCGACGTTACCACCATTGGTCAAACCGCTGGGCAGTATGCACCATTTAAGGCTTATATCCCTGGATTTGCTGATGGCAACGGCAGTGCATCGGTATTTGTAACCAGTGAAGATAGCGCACTATCCAACAGGATGGTAGAAGATGTGCTGCAGCGCCAACAAGTAGGTGCAGCATTTAAGTTATACACTGATAAAGGTGCAACTGAAGCACTTAGCCGCAGCATCTCCATGGATGCTGTATTGCTTACTGCAACGCTTAACATTAATCCAGATGATGCCCAGATGGTAGAAATCACTTTCCGTCCTACTGGCGCACCTACATTTGACTTCTCCACCACTGCTTGATAACTAAAATGGCTGCTGCTCAAGTCCGCGCAATAGACCGGTTAAAAAAAGCTGCTAATTTAGCTCCCGTCAAAAAGACGGTTTTGCTAAGTGATGGTGCTGAATTTGTGTTTTACCGTTCACCATTAACAATGGCTGAACGTGAGCGGGCACAAAAGGATGCTGCATCTGATGATGTAAATGCTTTTGCATTGCAATTGCTAGTTCAAAAAGCAACAGATGAAAATGGCCAGCGGATATTTGCTGCTGGTGAAATTGCAGAGTTAAAAAACGAGGTACGTGATGCTGACCTGCAATCACTGATGCTTGCTGTTATCAGCGAAGACATCAAGGAAGAGGTTGATACAAAAAAATAAAAACGGAGCTTAAAAAGGATAACCTGCTTAGGCTCCAGCTTGGTGTAGCAAAAGAATTAGGTTATACGTTAGCTAAATTAAATTCAGAGCTGACTATGGAAGAATTGCTTCTATGGTCAGCTTATTTTGAATTGTGCAATGATGAACAAGAAGCTGCCATGCGACGGCGACGCTAGAATGGGCTTAGTAATAGGTAACTAGCTGTGTCGGTTGTCGCTAATGTTGCCATTAATGTTGATAGCCGTGGCGCTGTCGGGCAACTCAAAGCAGTACAAACGCAAGCGCAACTAACACAAAGGGCGTTTGGTGGATTACAACAAGCAATTGGGGCTTTAGGCGTTGGATTTGCATTAAGTAAAGTAATATCAGATGTAAAAGAATTAGATACTAATCTCCGTAGGCTTACTACTGTTGGCGTTAATGTAGCTAAAATTAGCCCTGCATTAGCTAAACTTAGCGATGAACTTGGCGGAGTTGCTAACAAGGCTGAATTAGCGGCAGCATCGTATCAAGCAGCATCAGCAGGCTTTAGCGATACTGCTGGCAATATAAACATATTACGCGCTGCAACTAAAGCTGCTGCTGGCGGTTTGGCCGACACAAGTTCTGTTACTGAAGTTTTAGTAAAAACCTTAAATGCTTATGGCATGTCAGGCAATCAAGCAATACAAGTAACTGACAGTATATCTAAAGCTGTTGAATTAGGCAATCAAGAGTGGTCTGATTACACTAGTCAACTAGGACGTGTAGCATCTATCGCGGCACTTGCTGGCGTCAGTCTTGACGAGGTGAACGCATTTATTGCATCAGCAACAAAAAATGGCGCTACTGCTGAAATTGCATTTACAGGACTTGGCGCAACATTAAATACATTATTGCAACCAACAAAAGAAAGTCAAGAAGCAGCAGCAAAACTTGGCCTTCAATGGAATTATGGGGCACTTCAAGCCAAAGGGTTTGCTGGTTTGATGGCAGAACTTGCTGTTGCAACTGGAAAAGACAAAGAAGCAACAGCAAGACTTTTAGGTTCGCAAGAAGCAATGCGTGGGGCAATGGCAGCATCCTCAAAAAATGGAACTGATTTCAAAAACATCCTTGAACAGCTAGGGAAGGCAGCAGGTAAAACCGATACTGACTTTCAAACAATGAAAGGCAGCCTTGAAAATACACTAAAAGCATTGGACACATCGTTCAAAAACTTAAGTGAATCTTTAGGCAAAGCTTTTGGCCCAACACTTGTAATTGTTATTCAAGATATTACTAAAACTGTTAATGGGTTTGCTAATGTAATGAATGCAACCCCACAACCAGTAATGAACGCTGTTGGCAGCCTTGCTAAATTTGTTGTTCAAATGCTTTTAGTTCAGAAAGCAATTCAAACAATTATTGGCATTAAAGCAACTTATGTAGCAGCAATGGTTGGCATGACCAGCGCAACTATTACAAGTGGAACAGCGGCTAAAACTAGCGCTAGCGCCATGGCGCTGTACACAAATAATACTAAAGCATTAGCAGCGCAAACAGCAGCAACTACGCCTGCAATGGCAGGGTTGCTTGGCATATTAAGAGGCTTCGCTGCATTAGGTATTATCACCGTTGGAATTAATTTAGTTACAACAGGCCTTTCAGAATTTATTGCTGCGCAAGTTGAAATAAATAGACTAAAAGGTATTCGAGGAGAAGGTGCAGCAGGTGCGTTATCAATGGCAGGCGGTCCGTCGCAAACTAGAGAAAATATTATACGGCAAAGAAATTTAGCATCAAAAGACAAATTAAAAGCAGAAGCAACAATGAAAAGAAATCGACAATTTAATTTAGGAGAAACTTTGTTAGGAGGATTTGCACCTATGGTGGGGCTAAAGTCACCAGAGCAAAGGTCTTTAGAATTTTCAAAAGCAAATCAAAGGAGGATAAATGCACAATCAATCCTTGCTTTAGACCCAAATGCATTTCAACCTAAGACGCGAAAGAAACCTCTTGTACCGGTATTACCACCACCTACTGAAGTACCAAGCGGTGGCACAGAAGGCGCTGGGAGCAACGCAGCTAAAGAAAAACTTGATACAATCAAGCAAATTGTAGATATTAGCAAACAAGAAGCCACATTAAGAGCACAACTTATATTAGCAACTGCGCAAGAAGACACAATAAAGCAAGCATTGCTTACCAAAGAATTGGCAATATTTAAAGCTAAGCAAGATCAAATTGGGCCAAATGAAAGAAAATTAGCAATATTTGAAGCTGAAGTAAATTATGTAAAAACCATAAAAGATTTGGAAAAGCAAAAAACAGACCAACTCCAAGCTCAAACAGACTTAAATTTGCAACGAATGCAACCATTGCAAGATGAACTTGCACTTATGCAAGCACGTCTTGCAGGCAATGAAGCGGAAGTAATGCTCAGAATTCAGATTCGTGATATTATGGCAGGAACTGCTGGATTAGCGGAAAAGGACGTTGCAGATACGTTAAATCAAATTAATGCGACCAAGCAATTATTAACCGAAAAGGAAAAAATTGCTAATATAGTGCAAAGCATTGGCGCTAACATTGAAGGTGGAATTGTTGGTGCTATTGATGGCGCAATAACTGGTGCCAAGAGTTTACAAGAAGTGTTATCTGACGTATTAAAAGATATAGGCAAAATGCTAATATCATTTGGCGTTAGAACTTTACTTAGCGGTATTAATATTGGCGGCGTACCTTTAGTTGGCAGAGCTACTGGCGGTCCAGTAAGCAGCAATAGCACTTACATGGTCGGCGAAAAGGGGCCTGAGTTATTCGTGCCCAATACCTCGGGCACCATTATACCAGCAGATGCTACCGCAGCAGCAATGGCACGTTACCAACGCCAAGGTGGTAGCAGTAATGAACTTGATCCAGTAGCAGCAATGGCGCGTTATCAACGCCATGATAATAATTTAAACAATTTAGGTAATATGAACCAGAATGGATCTGCTATCAATAATAATAGTAATAGCACTAATAATGTATATGATACTAATGGTAATACAATAAACAATATCCAAAATAGTCTGCCACCCGTGTTAGCATTAAGCTTTGAAACCACACGATTCTTGGGAGAGGATTATGTCAGCACCGAACAATTAAAAGCAGCGATGATGGCAACCGAAAAACGAGCAGCAGCGGCTGGTGTTGCGCAAGTATCATCTCAAATGCGTAATTCACCCGCTTATCGCAGGCAGGTAGGTTTAAGATGAGTTTATTTGTAATTGGTAATTTTATTACTTTTACGTCATCCGCTGGTGCAGTGCAGCGGTGGCAAAATTTCTTCACAGAAGGTGCCGTTACATTTAATGGCCAAAACTGGAATCTATTACCGTTTGTTTATCGTGGCGCACAAAAAACTAAAAATGGCGATAATATAAGTAGTCAGTTGTTATTACCTGCTAATCCACTTACATTAAACTGGGTTCAAGATGCAGTAAATGGGAATTGGTCAGTGCAAGTAGAAACCTATCAATTAACGAATACATATGCGCCTAGCGTATTATTAGGTAATGAATTATGGATTGCCACTGGTCTTGGATATAGCACACAAGCCGTTGAACTCCAACTTAGCAATGCCCTTGATGCAGTTGGTTCGCAAGCGCCAAATGCCAGAATCACATACGAAATGGTTGGGGCACTGCCATCAACGGGCGCTATCAGGTCCGGCTGATCTTATTGGCTTGCCATATCGCTTAGGTGCTGAACCAGCACGGCATGGCGCTACAGACTGCATTAATCTATGCCGATGGGTATTGGGATGGTATGGCATTGAAGCGCCAATGCCAGTCCGCAGTTGGTATCGGCGTTTACATGCAGGTGATACCACTATTTTTAAAGAGCAACTAGAATTATGGGGAACACCAGCCGAAACTGGTATCATTGCGTTAGTGCGGGCTAGTAATAGCTTTGGGCTAGCTGTTTATTTTGACACCGGATGGCTTCATTGCAGCGCACAAACCAACCGAGTGGTATGGTCACCAGTCGTCAAATACGAGGCGCGATATTGCCATGGGAAAAGCAATTAATTGATGCTTTAGGGTTGACGATAGAAGAATATAACTGGTACACAAATCAGGTAGCTAATTATCGGCCTGAACGTGATCCAGAATATGACCATGTGCCGCATGTAGTATGCACAGGTTTTGAAACATTTCTTGTTACAACAATAGTTGGTGCTGGCCTTAGTTTTGCCGCATCTGCATTAGCACCAAAACCTAAATTACCAAGGCGATCTGATCCAGGCCAACAGCAACGTGGTGCGGACGTAACAGGCGCTAGCGTTAATGCTGACAATCGCTTTACTAATGTAGATGGTTTTACATCAGTACAACCATTAGCAAGATTAGGCGAAGTAATGCCATTGGTATTTGCTAATCGTGGCACATACGGTGGTGTGAGAGTAGAAACAAAATTATTATGGTCGCAATTATTAAGCCAAGGTGATGGCCAAGAATTACTAGCTATATTATTGGCTGGTGCTGGTGTATTAGCAGCTACACCAAATATAAAAGGTTTTGCTATTGGTGATAGTTTATTGCGTGGCTATCAAGAAAATAAATTTGCTATTTATTTTAAACGTGGTATTGGAGGTGAAGGTAGGTTAACAACATCAAATTTAGTAGCAGGACAATTACAAGCAAGAGGTATAGATGTATTCCAAGCTGAATTTGCTGATGTTGGAACATTGCCGTTATTTAGTGGCGTAAGAATACCAACAACAATGACAACATTTGGTGTATCAGAACCATTACGTAATGCACAAGACTGGCGATTACCATTTAAACGTGTTCGTGTATCATTTCCACCATTTATTAACCCAGGCCCTGGCGGAGATGTAGCAGGTGCATTACAGCAATGGCAAAAAGAAACAGAAGCAGCAAATAGAGCAAATGTTGAACGCACTAAAGTTGAATCTTATTATGCTAGCCGTACAGGCATAATAAAAGTAAATAATACTACTCATAGCACTGGCTGGCAGGATGTTAATGTAGCAGTTGGTCAAGAGATTGAATTTTGGATGTATGGCGGTAATGTGCCAAATATATTTGGTGAATTTGGCGTTCAAGATATAGCAACAAAAGATGATAATTACCGTATATCATGTGATGAAATATTAATTCCTGGTGAAACTTATTTAATACATGAAGTAGAAGCTGTTTGCACCGGCTCTTATCCTGCTACAACAATATGGACACCAGATACACCAAAAGCTTATTTCTTCAAAGCATTAACGGCAGGTAAAGTAAGGCGAGTGTCAGAACAAATTGTAGTACATAATCCAGATTATAGATTGCAGAATTTAGCGCAATATGCTAACCCCTGCAATGGCGCAACATTACTTAAATTAGCTGTTGCTAATATAACTACTACACGTAAATTAAACCAAATTGAAATCGGTATTAAATCACAAGTATGGAAAAGGTTTACTGGTATTAGTAATTTTGCTAGTCAACCGGCTGAATCTACTCTGGCTACAATTGAAGCTGGCGGCAATAATTATATCCATGGCCAATATAGTGAATATGGGTTAAGATATTCCTTTTTTAATTTACAAATAAGAGAAAAGGGATCTGATTCTTGGATTACATTAGACGATGGCGCAGGACCATTTTGCGTAAGAGGTCGCACACCTGTAGATCAATTCAATTTCATAAGAATTAAATTTCCAAAAGATACTGTACAATATGAAATAAGATTAAGGCCATTGGCTGGCGGCTCAATTCTTAACCCAGTTACTGGTATTAATACACGTATTTTGGATGCTAGATCAGGTGGAATGGTAAGTTATGGTGTTTATGTAACTAATATTGGTGGTTTTATAGTTAATTACAAAGGTTCAACAGAACGTATAACACAATCAACGGGCACTAATAGTGTAATGTTCTTTGGTGGAAAACCAGTAGCAGGAGGAGTTGAATCATTAGGCGCAACTGACTATTTAACAAATGGTGAACAAGAATTAGCTACATTCTCCACAACAACAGTGAGCGGCCCTGGCAGTGGCTTAACTGTAAGTGTAATTGCATCAGAAACCAGCAGCACCAGTCAATTAACAGCTATAGCATCAAGTCCTTATGATAGCTTTTCAATGAAATGGTTGCACATTGATGTGTTAAGAGCACCAATACCAACAGGTTTAGGCCAAAGATTTCAAGGTCGTGCAACTTATTCTTATGTTACTCCAGCACAAGAACTTGATCCAGGTATGCAAATTGAAGTGCAATTAGATTTAGTTTCAGCTCTTACTACAAATGAAGGCGTAGTGCAAGGTTATTCAGCGAATGGTTATATGTGGATTTGTTCTGCTGTACCTGGTGCAAGGATTACTGTTACAGATCAAAGTAAAGCTATTATGACACCAGGCCGGTATGCACTTAAAAAGCCTGCTAGCTCTCAAATGCCACCTAGTAATTTTGAATATTCTATATTAAATTTAACTACATCACAACAAACTATTTATACCGCTTATGTTGTACCACAAAATAGAGGTTCTGGTTATGCGGTAGGCAGTGTAGTGCAAATAAATGGTATTGGCATCAATCTACCAAACTTAAAAGTGCAAGAATTAGTTGATAGTTCTCAAGGCCAATCTGTAGCTGAAAATTATGATGCTGTAGCGGATGTATATTTATACGATCAACAAGAAGGCAGCCATCAAAATGGACCAGAACACCAAGTAGTTTATGTAAATGAACAACGCTTAAATGAAAATACTCCATTTTATGATAATATGGCATTAATAGGTTTACAACTACGTAGCGGCAAAGAATGGAATGATTTTAATAACTTTAGTTATTATGCCAAACAAGGCATTAATGTAATTCGTATGGTAGAACCTAATACTGGTAATACAAGCGGTTATTCATCGCCAGGATCTATAACAGGGCCAACTCATTTATTTCCTGAAATATTACGTCATTTATTACGAGCACCATCAGCAGGAGCCGGTAGTTTGATTTCAGAAAATATGATTGACTGGCCTGGTTTCCAATCAGCTTGTAATGTATGTATTGCAAATGATTTATTTTATGATGGTGTGATAGGTTCACCTGTTAATGTACGCGACTGGGCTTATGAACATGCACCATATTTCTTTTTAGATTTTCTTATTTTAGGCGGCAAAATATCACTGCAACCCACATTTCCAGTAGCAGTAAATCAAGGCTTAACTGGTTATTCAATCTATGGTGCGTATGATCGGGTGCCAAAAATATCAGCACTATTTACTGATGGTAATATTGTTGAAGATTCATTGCAGGTAAGTTGGTATCCAGCAGAACAGCGTATAGCACCACAGGTATTAGTTACGGTACGTGATGAAGTAGAAGATGGTTTTTCCGAAACACGCAATATTTTAGTTAGGCCAAATGACCCAAACCATAAATCATTACAAGTAGAAGCCGTTGATTTTACTGGTTTTTGCACTAATGCAAATCATGCCGTAAGTTTTGCTAAATTACTAATTCAAACACGCCGCTACGTAACACATACCATTACATTTAAAACATTTCCTGAAGCTTTAGCTTTAGCGCCTGGCGTTTATTTTAAGGTAGCAAGTCAAGCCAGACATGTAGATCAATTCCAAAATGGTTATGTTTTGAATGATGGTAAGGTGGTTTCAAGCACTCCATTATCTGGCTCTAATCAAGTTTATTGGTGGCGGTCAGGGTTGACAGAAGTACAGACTGGCACAATGACAGTTGATGGCGATGGCTTTACATCAGCCATATTTGCTGACGCTGTATTTACGGTATATTCAAATGCGCAAAGTGCTTATGTTTACAAGGCTGAAATTATTAGTTATGATGAAGAGGGCATGGTTGAGATCACAGGCACCCATGTACCAGTTGACCCTAGCACAGGTAAGATTACCTATCTAAACTTAGCAGATAGTCAGTTTGTGGTCGAAAACGAGCAATGAGTTTTACCGGTCCTAGTTTTCCAAACATTGCTCCTAGCAGCAGGTCATTATCTGCTGGTGATTTTCCAGGCACTACATTCAAGGCGCAGGACGGGGTGGAAGTTAGAGTTCAATATGGCAATCAACGTGCCAATACGGAATTATCTTTATCATTTGATAATATTACTGATGCCAATGCAGCTTTAATTTACGATCACTATACTAATTGCCGTGGGACGCTAGGTATTTTTGATGTACCAAATAATTCATTAACGCAAAGCGGTAATCCAGGGTTCCATGCTGGCACAGGAAGTGGCACAACAAACCGGTTTTCTGCAACACCATTTGGTATGCGGTACCGTTATGCTGAGCCGCCACAATTTAATAGTGTAAAACCTGGCCGCATGTCGGTTATAATAAAACTTGTTGGGGTACTTGACAAATGACGTATTACAGCGGCAAGGATGGGGTTCTCACCTATAACAGTACGCAAGTAGCTAAGGTCAGCAATTGGAGCATATCCAGTACAGTAGATGCACTTGACACTACGGTATTAACAGATTCAGACCGTAATTTTGTACCTGGAATTAGAACTATAACTGGTAGTGCAACTGTATTTTATTATGATTCAGCGCCAGTTCCGTTATTACAACGTGTAGTAAAAACCACTGCGGTTACCGAATCTGATATATTAACCATTAAACTTGGCTGGGATACTAAATACATTCAAGGCAATTGTATTATTACAAGTGCAGAGTTAAATTGTTCTGTAGGTGAAGTGATGCAGGCTAGTATTCAGTTTCAATTCACTGGCACACCAACAGGCGTTGTTTTATGACGATATATTTAGGTAACGCAGGCAATATAGAACTAACTAGAGATAGTGGAGATGTGATTGCAGGTACCATAATACCATCAAACGTTAATACTGCCAGAGACATGTTTAGCTTTGATTTTAGTTTTGGTGCATTTGTGACTGGTGATTTTGTAGAATTTAGCAGTACATCTACATTGTCATTTGTTTCTGGTTATACTTACACAAAAGGTAATTGGTTTGTTAATGTAGACCAACTTGGTGGCTTGAGATTATATCCTACATATTCTGATGCCATTGCTGGAACATCAAACAATAGAGTGGCATTAGCAACGCCTGGTTCAAATATTGCAGTTAGTTGTAAAATCCTTAATTCAGTGCCTAGAATATTAGCAAATATCACACGGTTTGAGTTATCAACTGATCGTGAAGCTGTAGATACTTCTAGTTTAGGCGATGAATTTAGAAATCAATACAGCACTTTGATCACTGGTTCCGGCAGTATCGACTGTATTTTTGATTATGCAACCGCAGGCGAGACTGAAATTGCAGTTTATTTGCATAATTTGATCTTACGCCAACAATTTGGCAGTGATTTTAAGGCAAATCTTTATATTTTAACTGAAGGCCAAGCGCAAGGCGTTAATGCTGCAAATGATTCTGTTTGGTATGAAATTCAAGGTGTGATGACAAATGCCGCTATCCAATGCACTGCTGGCGACATAGTTGAAAGCCGATTTACGTTTATTACAACAGGCGAAATTAAGCTAAGAGTACAAACTGTTACCTTTGGTGATCTGTTGCTCAATGCTGCTGGTGATAGAATGGTCTTAAGTACCGCTGATGCGGACATCCTTGAGCTTGGAGAGGAACTGTAATGGCTAACCAGCGGATAGATCAGCTAAATGCTGAAACAACACCAGCCGCAACAGATGTGTTGCCTATATATTCCATCGCAGGTAGTGATACCAAGAAAATTACAGTTAAGAATTTAGTACAGCAAGGCGCTGCCTTAGTAGATGATGCATCAATACCAGTAGCCAAGGTTAATCTGAGCGGCATTAACGGCAGCAATATTAGTGCTGGTACGATTACAGCTTCTAAGCTTGATACCGCCACTATCCCGGTTACAGGTGGTGTAACTGTTAGTTCTAGCAATTTACAATTGGTGGCACCTACCAGCCCGATTGTCAGAAATGCAGGCACCGGCAGCCTTGAACACGCAACAAGTGGTGTTACTGCTGGTACCTACACAAAATTAACAGTTGACAACAAAGGCCATGTAACAGCAGGAACAACACTAACCGATGCAGATATACCTAGTCCTACTACTACTGCTGGAACATATACAAAAGTTACGATTGATACTAAAGGCCGTATAACGGCAGGTGCAAACTTAGCAGAAGCAGATGTACCACTCGCTAACACAGGTGTTACCGCTGGAACATATACAAAACTAACAGTTGACGCAAAAGGCCGTGTCACAGCAGGAACAACACTAACTGATGCGGATGTACCAGCACTAGCTAATAGTGGTATTGCCGCTGGTACATATACAAAACTAACAGTTGATGTTAAAGGTAGAGCAACAGCAGGCACTACTTTAACAGCAGCAGATTTACCAATTGCAGTAGTTGGTACTGTCGGTGCAGTATCACCGGGAACTGGACTTAGCATTACAGGTGGTGGCGTTGTAAACCACAGCAATAGTGTTACGGCTGGTACAACAAGTGGTATTACATTTGACGCACAAGGACATATAACTGCGGCAGTTGCATTAACTGGCGGTGATTTACCTGTTGCTACCAGTGGTGTTATTGGTGGTGTTAGACCAGGCACTGGTTTAACTGTTAATGGTTCTGGAATCCTTGATGTTAGTGCTGCTACTAATGCCGTATTAGGTGGCGTAATTGCTGGTGCTGATTTTGCTGTTAATTCTGGCAATATATCATTAGCAACACAAGGCGGACTTACTGCTGGTACTTATACAAAAGTAACAGTTAATTCAAAAGGTATTGCGACTGGCGGTAGTACATTAGCTGCTGGTGATATACCAAACCTTGCAGCATCACAAATTACAAGCGGCAACTTAGATATTGCACGAATTGCAAATAATACAATTACAGGTGCCAAGTTAGCTAATTACGCAGTATCTAAAATCGGCGATACGCAACCAACTGCTGATCATATTGGCCAGTTCTTTTTTAACCCAATTTCAAGAGATCTGTTCCTTTTCGATGGGAACGTTTTCCAGCCAATTGGTATTTCAGTTGGCGAGATTGTATTTGCCGGTACATTTGATGCAAGTGTTGGTGGTGGCACAGGCCATGTGGCATCAGTTACAGCAGAAGGTACTGCTATTGGTTTAGTATCAGGTTCACCATTACCTGCCGCTGCTACTGCTAATAACCGTTACTATCTAGTTGTAAGCGAAGCAGGCACCATTACTAGCGGTAATGCACCAAATGTTGCTTTAGCACCTCCTGATATTATTTTGTCAACTGGTATTCAATGGACAGAAATTGACGTAAGCCAAACATTTACTAGCGTTAGCGCATCACAAGTTGCCTTTACGCCAGAAGGCACAATTGCAGCTAATAACGTACAAGCAGCAATTGAAGAAGTAAATAATGAAAAGTTAGGGCTAGCAGGTGGCACAATAACAGGTAATTTAGAGATTGGCAGCAGCGGTAGTTTAACTTTTGAAGGCACAACAGCAAACGCTTTTGAGACAACATTGGCGGTTGTTGATCCTACGGCAGATCGAACAATAACGTTACCAAATATAACTGGCACTGTAATAACAACAGGCGATACTGGTACTGTAACCAGCACGATGTTGCTGGATGGCACAGTCGTTAATGCTGATATAAATGCAAGTGCTGCAATTGATCACAGTAAACTAGCCAACATTACTGCTGGATCAATTTTATTAGGCAATGCTAGTAATGTGCCAACTGCTACCGCCGTAACAGGTGATGTAACTATTAGTAATACAGGTGTTACTGCTATTGCAAGTGGCGCTATTGTTGACGCAGACGTTAATGCCAATGCCGAGATTGCTGTAAGCAAATTGGCTGATGGTGCAGCTCGTCAGTTGCTACAAACAGATGCTGCTGGCACTGGCGTGGAATGGGCTAGCAATATTGACATTCCTGGCACGTTGGATGTAACCGGCGCGGCGGTGTTTGATAGCACCGTTGCCGTGACTGGTGCGCTGACCAAGAGCGGCAGCAACGTTGTCACAGTAGGAGATACCGGCACTGTTACTAGCACAATGTTGCTAGATGGCACAATTCTGAATGCAGATATAAATGCTAATGCTGCAATTGCAGGCAGCAAAATCGTGGCTGCGACAACAAGCGTGGTAGGCGCGGTGCAGCTCAGCGATAGCACCAGCACTACCAGCAGCATATTAGCTGCCACGCCCACAGCAGTTAAAACTGCCTACGACTTAGCCAATGCTGCATTGCCTAAAGCAGGCGGCGCAATGACTGGTGATATAACGCTAAATGCCCAAGCTGATCTGCGTTTTGCTGATGCTGATAGCAGCAACTGGGTTGCACTGCAAGCACCTACAACAATCGCGGCAAATGTTACATGGACACTGCCTGCAACAGATGGTACGGCATCGCAAGTATTAAGCACAAACGGCAGCGGTACTTTGAGCTGGGCTACAGCAGCAAGCGGTGACGTAACACTCACAGGCACGCAAACGCTTACTAATAAGACGCTTACATCCCCAACATTAACAACACCAGTATTAGGGACTCCAAGTTCTGGTACTCTTACTAACTGTACTGGACTCCCTATCAGTGGTTTAACAGCATCAACATCAACTGCATTAGGTGTTGGTTCAATTGAGCTTGGTAATGCAAGTGATACGACTTTATCTAGAAGTGCTGCTGGTGTATTAGCAGTTGAAGGTGTTGTTATACCGACCGTTTCTTCAACTAACACACTTACAAATAAGACCCTTACTGACCCTGCTATTGTCGGCACTATCCTAGAAGGCGTTTATACGATCACCGATGGTGCAGCATTTGAAGTTGACCCCGGCAACGGCTCGATTCAGCTCATCACCCTTGGCGCATCTCGCACACCAAAGGCCACCAACTTTGCCGCTGGTGAGGCCGTTACGCTGATGGTAAATGATGGCACAGCTTACACGTTGACTTGGACTGATGCCACTTGGGGCAGTGGTGGTGTTATATGGACTGGCGGCAGCGCACCAACACTGGCAACTAGCGGTTATACGGTTATACAATTTTGGAAAGTTAGCACGCAGGTGTACGGCGCATTTGTAGGAGCGGTGGCATGAGACATCCACATGGACTAAGGGCAGCGGCTGGTGTGCCAACTGGACCTAACATTGGCGGCGCATATCAAGGGGGCTTTTTTGCTGGTTACATAAGCCACACGGCTAATGGCGTGGCTACTCATGGCCTCATTGTTGCGCCCGCTGCATCAGGCTATAACGGCGGAAGCCCACTCCAATGGAAAACATCTAATACCAGTACAACGGGCACCAGTAGCAGTTATGACGGGGCTTCAAACTCAGCCAATATGAATAATGCCAGTCATCCAGCAGCACAGTATTGCGAAGGTTTGACGATTGGTGGCTATAGCGATTGGTATTTGCCTGCGCGTTATGAACTGGATATTGCCTACGAAAATCTTAAACCCACCACAGACAGCAATAACACATCCTATGGCATTAACGATTATTCAGTGCCGAAGCGCACAGCAAACCGCAGTGCTGGCACTCCTGCCCAAACGTCTATTGCGGCTTTTCAAAGCGGCGGCGGGGCAGAAGCCTTTGTTGCTGGCATCCACTGGTCATCCACGGAGGGCAGTGCCACGAACGCGTGGAGGCTGTTCTTCAGCGATGGCACCCAGAACTTCCTCAGCGGCAAGGGCAACGGCCTCTACGTGCGTGCGTTCCGCAAATTCGCTCTTTAATCCTTTAATTCTTTAGGCGCATTTTGGCAAAATATAAACATCTGCCTATTTATAAGCTTACTTATGACTTGCTAGAAGCTATTACCAGAGAAACTCGTCACTTCCCCAAGGACTTTAAATACTCTTTGGGGACTAAAATAAGAGACGAAGCCGTGGAACTCGTTGTCTTTATCTATAAGGCAAACGCAAGCCGCGAAAATCGAGAGGCCAATGTGCGCTTGATTCTTGAACGCCTACAAATTATTGAGCTGTTATTGCGACTAAGCAAAGACATGCGACTATTGTCTGTTGGTGCGTTTGCTTCGTTGGCCGTCCTTAGTGATGATATTAGTCGTCAAGCATCGGGATGGCTTCGTTCATCTGGCCGCAAGGCAGAGTCAGGAAATGGTTAAGGCTTTCCTGAGTGTCCTGTTATTTGGGAGCAAACCCGTTCTTTCTGAACGAGATGGCGAAAGCCAATGACACCATGGAGCATTCTGCGGTGTCATGTGTGAGTGTTTGCTCATCCTTTGTTGCTGACAACCACTGGTCATCCACGGAGAACAGTGCCACGAACGCGTGGAAACTGAACTTCAACAATGGCAACCAGAACAACAACAACAAGAACAACAACAACTACGTGCGTGCGTTCCGCAAATGACCGTGCCAGACATCTCTCGTCCTCCTACTGTTGAGGACGTTTTTTTTGCTTATTATGATTGCCGCAGGCAGAAGCGTAATTCATGGAGCGCACTGAAATTTGAAGAACATTTAGAGAAAAATTTAATTCAACTACATCAAGAACTAGTTGACCGCACTTGGACGCCAGAAAGACTTTCATGCTTCGTCATCACTTTTCCTAAGCCCCGCGAAATCTGGGCATCTGATTTTAGGGATAGAGTGGTTCAATGCGTATTTTACAATAGGTGGCAAGAGCGTTTTCATAATTCTTTCATTTATGACACTTATGCTTGCATTCCTGCCCGTGGCACTTTAATGGCAAGCAAAAGGGTGGAAAAAATGATGAGAAGCGCTAGTAATAACTATCAAGATGAAGCATTTGTACTGAAGGCTGATTTTGCCAATTTTTTTGTTTCCATTGATAAGTTTATTCTTGAGCAAATTCTTTTGCGACGCATTACAAGTGAGTGGGATCAATGGATGTGCAGAAAAATTTTGTGGACTGACATTAGAAGCAATCCACTAATTAAAAGCAGTAAAAAGTTGCTGAATATGGTACCTAAATTTAAAAGTTTATTATGGGCTCCTTTTGACAAGGGGCTTCCAATAGGAAATTTGACTAGTCAGTTTTTTGCAAACATCTACTTAAACGAAGTAGATCAATTCGTCAAGCATCAATTAAAGGGCAAGCATTATGGGCGATATGTGGATGATATTATTATGTTTCACGAAAGCGGGAGGAAATTATTTCAACTGGTAGAAGCAATCGACGACTTCTCTCGTTCCCACCTTTCCATAGCCCTTCATCCCAAGAAGACCAGTATCAATAGGATTAAAAATGGAGTGAACTTTGTCGGGTATATTATTAGGCCATGGACGAAATACATTAGGCGCTCAACTATTTCAAATTTGATGAGAAAAATAGAAGATCCACTGTTCTGGCGAGATGCTGACGTACAAGCCTCGGTTAATAGCTATTTAGGTTTTTTGAAGCATGTAAACGGTTATGGCGCAAGGAGAAAAATCTGTCAACGGTTAGAATGGTTGGGTCATCCATCAAACAATAAGATGACCAAGCTCATTGCCAAATAGCACTATGTACGTTTTCGCCCCCAACCAGACCGTCGAGATTTTTCCCTACTCAATCGGCGCTCTGCGACGCGACAACCCAAACACTAGCTTTCCTGCTAATCCATCGGACAAAACGCTGGCCGATTGGAATGTGTTTCCAGTGGTTGAACAATCACCACCGGAATACAACCCAGCTAATCAAAACCTCAATCAGCTTAATCCGACACTTGTTGATGGTGAATGGTTGCAAACCTGGCAGGTCGCTGCTGCCAGCGCAGACGAAATTATTGAACGCACTGCCGCTAAAGAAGCCGAAGTGCGTCAACAGCGCAATGAATTGCTTAGCGCCTGCGACTGGACGCAGTTGCCTGATGCACCAGTGGATCGCACCGCATGGGCTACTTACCGACAAGAACTGCGCGACATCACCGCTCAAGCTGGTTTTCCGTGGAATGTGCAATGGCCTGTAGCGCCGTAACCCTACTCGTTTTCTCGATAAATGCCAACCATCGGGAATATAAGTAGTCACCAGCACCAAGGAGCTAGACTAGGGGCAACATTAGCCTGAACCGTGGTCGAATTAGTCGCTGCTATTGCTGGCGCATCCATCAGTGCGGCTGCGATGGGCGCGATGGGATTTAGCCGTCGTAATGATGAGGCTCGCAATGCAGTAATCAGGCTTACTGCCGCAGTGGAACATATTGCTACCCAATTAGAGGTGCTTCATACAGACATTAAGGAAGATCGCAAGGAAACTTTTCAACGCCTTAACCAAATCGAAAACAGAGTCAGCAAACTCGAGGTTAGATAGCAGCTAGACTGAATGTGACGTTCGCCACAGTTTTTTGTGGACTTCCTATCTCACCCAGCTTTTTGGATTGTTGTTGCAGCAGCATCTGAATTGATCGCGCTGTCACCACTGAAATCCAATAGCATCATTCAATTGGTATTCCAAATCCTTAACCTGTTGCATACAAAAAAGGGCTGATCAGTTTCGGCACACCACTTTGGCAACAGCGTCTTGAATTTGCCATCCGTCAATGGTGGTTTGAAAAGACGTTACCAGCCAAATTGGATGCTGCCGAAGCTGAATGGCATAAAGCACAACCTGCGCCGCCACCGCCAATCGTAATAGAACACCCTATTAACGATGAGTTACAAACAGGCGATAGTCGCTTGTTAGGTGGTGAAATTTCAATCCATGCACCTTATGAGCGCTCATGAATTTTCTAGCAGCGGCAAAAGCAACAACAAAGCCAACGCCGTTGCCACACCAGCAGGCGGCATGGACATGGGCATGGGAACTGCTAGCACCAGATGAACAAAAAACATTCCTCGATAAATTCAGGGCTGA